TGACCCAATACTCCTCTTTCTCTTCCCTCTCTACCACGTCTAGCAGAAAGAACATCTTGTCTTTTTTGATTCTGTACAAATTCAGAGTCTGCTGTTAAATCTTCACTCATAACATCAGGTATTCCAAAAGCAGCTGCTACAGGAGAACTAATACTCTTAATATGAGCAGTAACACCTGGTGGTAGTTTAGCATTTTTCAATACCTCACCCATTAGACCCATAGTAACTATACCAGCAGCTTTAGATGGTAACTGTATTGCAGCTGCTAGATCTGTTCCACCTACAGAAGAACTTCCAATATTTACATTAGTAGATGAAATGGATGGTCTTCTAAGACCCTTCCAAGGAAGCATCTTAGGTTGCATTGAATCAAGATTATTTGTACCTCTCTCCAACATTGGAGTCTCAGATGTTACAGGATTATCAAGAGCAGTTCGTTCTCCTTGGGTATAATTATTGTCAAGAGGAATAACTGCTTCATCACCATGTAATACAGCAAGATAACCACTATCAGGACCAGAAGCAATACCACCTCTCTCAAATTCTGGAATATTTCCACCAAGATCAAGATTCAATTGTTGAGCATTCTGTGTTGGAGTAGAAGTATTAGTTATTGGACCTCTATCATCATCCATCTGATCTTCAGCTCGCATAGCACGAATTTCTTCCTGATCCATGTCTTGCATTAATATTCTATTAGCAGATGACATGTCATTTTCCATGTCCTGTTCACGTTGTTTGGATTGGGTTTCTCTTCTATCTGCTTTCTGTTCTTCAGTAAGATTAGCAAATCTCAATGCATCAATAATAGCATCCAATTTACTCTCAAGACTATCAGAATTTGCTTCTAACTTTTTATAAGTAAGATCAATTCCATCTTTAGCAACAATTACACCTTCATTTGCTTCATCCATCTTTTTATTGATGGAATTAAGACTAGAACTCAATGAAAGTGCTACAGCAGCTAAGAAATTACCAAGTTGTTGATCCTTAACTACAACTCCCTTTTCTCTAGTCCTAGTATTAGTAGTAGTTGGTGTTCCACTAGTCTTTGATGCTTTTGATAATACTGATGGAGATGCAGGTCTTCTTTGAGCACTCAATGGTGCTCCAACAGCAAGCCATGGGAATGGTTGTCCTGCCAACCTATTCATTGTTTGAGCATTAGTTGGTTTAGGATTTATACCACTTGAAAATGGTGTTGCCTGACCCCTTGCAAGGAAAGAAGGATCACCCATCGTTACCGATGGCATTTGTCTCTGAAATCTCTTAGGTAATCTAGAAGTAGCTTGCATCTGTAATGCTCTACTCATAAACTCACCAGGACGAAGCATAGGATCTACACCATATCCTTTTGCTACATCTACTGCATCTGCTTTTGCAGCAGCAGCAATATTTCTGGCAACCCAAAGTTGTCTAGCAATGCTAGTACTTAAATCTCCTGAATATGTCTTTTGAAGAGCTGCCATTTACTATACTGAGAATTTTGCTAAGTTATATGCTTCAAAAAAGTCACCATCTACATTATTACTTTTGTTCATAACAATAGGATTACTATTAGATCTAATAACTTGATTATTAACAATAACAATAGGAAGACGACTAGCAATCTTCTTTTGTGTTAATTTACGATCCATGCTACCATTTTCAACCAAACCAGTCATTGCTGATCCTAGTTTACTATTTGCTTCAATGTTATTTAACGAACTTTGCTCCTCATTTTTAACTGGTGGTTTCAATTTCTCCAACAACCCAACAGGTGATTGACCATTAGCACCTGTAACCAAACTTTGTATTGCACTTAAATTACGATAACGTGCAGCACTACCAGGCTCAAAGAAATCAACACTAGTATGCCACCCTGACATATTTCCAGCATTATTAGGTTGCATTTGAGGTACTCCAGGTACATCAACACTTACAAATCCAACCTTACCAAGATATTCTCCAGCAGATACTACCTGACCTGGTTTAACAGCAATTCCACCATCAGGGAAGTGAGAATAAAGTGAATCAAACTCCAATCCATTGCTAGGATCAACACTTCTAACTACTACAACATTTCCATATCTATCTCCATACAACAACCCAGTCTCAAGAACATATCCAGGAAATAAATTATAGTTACTCTTATAATCTTTATAACTGAAATCAACTCCTGGTTCACCTGAAAGATCTCTACCTTGTTGACCCCAAAATTCTATTGTTGCACCATCTCCTCCCATAATAGGAGTTCTTGCTTTAACATTATCATCTCCTCCAATACCACCTTTGCCTGGTTTATTACCAAAATCAAAATGTCTTCTAGGATCAGTTAACCAACGACTATCCTGTATTTTCTGTTCTTCTTCATCATCATCTTCATCATCTGGAAATTCTGGTCTCTTCCTAATTAATGACAATTCCTTCCTCTCGTCTGCTTGTGCCTGTTTATCAAAACCCTTCATAGCAGAACGTCCACCAACATCAAAAGTATAATTTGCTCTAGGTATAGGATAAGAACCCAAATTTGCTGCATCTATTTGTCCTTGGACTTCACCACTAAATCCTGTTGCATCTCCAAATGCCTTAGTAACACCAAGTATCTCTGATATAGCACTAGCAGAACTTCCCATACCACCAGTAGGTTTCATATTACCCCTTTCAAACTGAGCAGCATTATCAAGATCTAAAGCATCCTTAAAATAATTATTAATCTCTGCATTAGTTGGTCCTCCTCTCATTACAGTAGGTAATATATGTTGATCAAATGCAAAACGATCAATATCACGTAAAATATCAAGTATAGCGACTCCCCAACCACCCCAAGGAATAGCACTACCAAACGATAAAAGCATACCCATAGGATCACTTCCACCCATAAACGGACTTAAACGCATCAAACCTTCACCAAAAGCATATAAAGTTCCTGGTCCAACACCAACTGATTTAAAACCTCCTAAAGCTAATTTACCAAAAACCTTTTCAGCACCTTCTTTACCAAGTTTATTAATTATTCTTTTTTGTACAAGAGGATTTCTAAATGCTGATATTATTCCTTTACTAAGAAAATCTTCTGTTAATTCATTAGCAACTTTACCTGATGATTTTTTAAGAACCTTCTTCACTCCTCCCTTTCTAGCAGCACCTTCAACTGCTTCTTTAGTCACCTTCCTCCCACCAGCAGTAAGTCCTGATGTAGTCATCTTTTTAGTCATCTTTTTACTAATTTGTCTTCCACCAGTTTGTGCTGCTGCCTGTGTCATAACACGATTAGCAGCTTTATCTGCATCTGCATATTTAAGAAGCATATCAACTACTTTATCTACATTCCACTGTCCAGTCTTCTGAAATAATCTAGCTCTAAAGGCAAGACTGGCAAGAGAAATACCTCCCTTACCACCAAGTTTAGATGTTGCTATACGTCCTCTAATACGACCAGCAATACCTTCATTTAAAGCACCACGTACTCCAAATCTACCTAATCTAGTAAGTTTATCAGGTGTGAAAAAACGCTTAGCTATACGCTGTGTAAGAGTTTTAATAATTGGAGCAATAAAACTATTTCTTACGGATCTTAAACCACCAGAACCACCAGCAATAATTCTCCTAAAAGGTCTAACAGACCTACTCAATAACCTTGCTCTTGCTTGCAACCCCCTTGGTACTATTGACTTATATAAATTTCTCGTAAGTCTTCTTGTTAACTTTCTTCCTATCACATTGGAAAGAATAGCACCTAATAAATTAAAACCACCTCTTCCACCTGCTTTCTCATACCCAAAAGTTTTTGAAAGGTCTAAAGCACCTTCCAAATTCATCTCTAATTGTTGAAATTTATCTTCTGCTTCCTTCTGCTTTTTTATTGCTGATCTTTCACCAACAATACTCAACATCATATCAAATTTATCTTCTAAAATTTGATTTTGATTGATTATTAGTTTTTGAGTATCGGCAATACCACCAGCTACTGATGTAATTTTACCAGATAATGTATTAACTTTACCTTCAGTTTGAAGTAATTTTCCCTCTAATGGTCCAAATATTCTTACTACTGTTTCTCTAAGATCCTTATCCTGTACAGGTATAGAATTAGAATCGTCTTTTTTTAATTTTACTGCTGCTTTCTTAACTTCTTCAGATGCTTTTGATTTCTCTAATTCTCTTCTTTCATCAGCATCTTTTATGGCTTCCCAAAGTTTACCAGCAATTGCGGTTGATAAATCTCTAGTATATGTCTTAGTAAGTGATGCCACTATCGTTTTGCTTTAGCTGCTTCTTGTTTTTGTTTGAGTTCTTCAAGGTATTGGACTAGGAAGGTAGTATAGACCTCCTTTTCCCAAGGAATCATATTTTCAATTTCACTCAAGCTGTATTTATGGTACTGCATGAGAGCAAAGTTCATTCTAAAATACCCTTCCAGATTATTCTGGAAGAGTGCTATGCGAAAAAACTCTGTAGACCCTCAATCGTGTACTCAGATTCCTTGCCAGTCTTAGGGTTTGTAACCTTAAAGGTATGACTTAACTTAGGTGAAGTTTCATAGAACTTCTGAATTTTCTCAAACTGCTTAGTAGTCAAACTATCAACAAATGTGCGGAATTCCTTCTTTGTAGTGGTAGTTGAATCATATACCTCTTCATCATCAAATATCTGATCTATGGAATCTGCAATAAATCCATAAACCTCTTCAGTCTTCATTTCTTTCTGTAAAAACTCTCTATCAACAAATTCCTTCATACTAGGATATCTCATCACAATACCAGTTTTATCATCAAACATGATTTTGGTACTATGACCTTCTGATTTAGAAATTTCTACTTCGTCAATATTAATATTTGCCTCTACCTGAGTTTCATTATCATCTTGACATGTTACTGTCAAAGTGATGTTTTCACCAATAGATGCTCCTCTAATCTTTAAAAACAAATATTCCAAATCAAAGCTAGGAAGAGTTTCTACCTTAATTCGTGAAATAACGCAATTTTTGATTAAATCCTTAACTGCCCCAATTACCTGTTTTTCGTCTTTTGCTTCAAGTGCCATTAATAGCACTTTTTCCTCTTTTACAAGAAATGGACGATATTTAACTGTTTTGCCTGTAGAGGGTAATTCAAGTTCATATGTGGGATACCCTAACTTTGGTAATGCCATAAAAATGATTTCAAGTCGTATATTTATATATAGCGACTTTTTCAGCGAAAAATTTGCCGAGTAATTTTTTCGGGTTTTATGGAATCAAAAAGTCAATTTTCCATATACTATGGAGGAGATGTTCCTATACTAGAATAATCTCTGTTTAAATATGCTTCAAAAGCTTTTTTAGAATAAACGGGCGTACCATCCTTATTAAGTTCTCCATTATAAGTATAAGTCTTCCCATTATGTACAAAAGTATGGTTATTCTCATCAGTAGATGCTTCAATTGATGGTGCTATATGTTTAGTAGCAGCAGCACTAGTACTCGTTCTTCCATTATCTCCATATATTATCGTATGTCTTGAATAATGAAAATTAACATTAACCCTTGTGAGCTGAGATGTTCCGTAAGACAAAGGAACTGCATCTATAGCATATGGATAAGCATTCTCAAGTAAGTAAGTAATAGGTGCTCTACCATTTGAAGTACCTCTACCAGTTTCAGTCTTCATTATTTTTATAGTACCAGAATACTGATCTTGATACTTTAATCTATTTGTCCTATTCTTAGGTTTTGGATTAGATTGTCTGTGTGTCCAATAATATGGAGTAGTAACAACATAATCTTCCATAAACATATACTCATACCAACTATTAAAGAACTTAAGTGGTATTAGTTCTGCATCACAAAGAAATCCTAGTCCAACATCAGTAAACATTCTTGAATGTGGATACTGAACAGCAGACTCACCAAGATACCTTCCACTCATCTGTCCTGTTGCAGTCTGCACATTAGGTAGTTGTGCTTCGTCACATAACATAGTGACTAAATCAGCATCACCACCTTTATAGTACTCTCTTATTTGATTAGGTACATCAAAAATTACATCAAAACCAGTAGTAAGGGACATTCCTCCCCTACCACCAATCTTCCTCATGAAGCTATCAATGCGTGTTACTGGGCCTGGCACTCTAAATATAACTGTTGGATTATATATTATATATGGCTTACTCTGGACTTTATAAACCTTTAAACCCAAGGAAGTATCGTGGTAATCCAACTAACATAGTGTATAGATCACTATGGGAGAAGAAATATATGAAATATTGTGATAGCACACCCTCCATATTAGAGT